TAATCAAGCGATACAAGCTGAATATCTTTGCGTTTTAGTAGTGGTTTTAAGTCATCTTCTGTTAATTGACGACCTTTAGCGTTAGTTGCACGCTTACCACCATGTGTTGTAATGCCAATAACTGTCTTTTTCCATGATTTAAACAGTTCGTTCCACTCTTTACGCTTAACTTCATCAACTACCAAGTAAGGAGTGCCAGGGAAATCTTTATTACTGTGACGGAAGAACTCAGGTAAGCCTCCAATAGCACATCTTGCGTTAATATCAGCATCTTGCACCCATTCAGGAGTTAGCTCCCTACGAGTGCCGTGTACTATAGCTTTAGGGAAACTACGTTTAAATAACTGTTCAAGTCTTGGGTCACAGTCAATGTAAACTGCTTCACTTCTTGCGATGGCATCGTTAATGCAGGATGCGTAGAAGATTTCATCTCCAAGTCCTTGCTCACCATAGATAACAAGTCGCTTACCCTCTGAACCATCCCATCTAGCCTCATCTCCATAGGTGTATTCTTTTCTGAATTTACCACCGAGTGACTTGCCCCATTGTCTCCAGCCATTATCCCATTCACCTTTCGCTAAATAGCAATGTGCTAAGTTAAGTTGTGAGTTTAAATCTGTTGGTGCAATCTCTAGTGCTGTTGTAGCAGCTTTCTCTGCATCATCCCATTCAGATAACTGAACAAGCGTAGCAGACATATTAGAGTAAGCTAATGCGTAATCAGGGTCTAACTCAGCAGACTTCATAAAGAACTTCATTGCATCTTCATAGCGAGCTAGTTCATGACATGCACGACCTAGTGAAGTCCATAATGCTTTGTTACCTGGATTCTCTTGTAAGGCTCTACGAAATAGCTGATAAGCAAACGCTGGTTTATCAGACATCAGCCATATATAACCTAAGAAGTGCAGAGTTGCAGCATCATCGGGATATTCCTCAAGTACAGCGTAAATCAGTACTAAGGCTTGTTCGTAGTCATCAGCTTCAATTAACTGATGAATAGCTATTTGACACTCTCTTAATTCTTCCTTATTCATTATTTCACCATCGCAGTCGTGGTTTTAAGATAAGGATACTTAGTATTAATAGCGTGTATTAATTCTTTTGTTTGATGTGGATTGTGAATATCAATGCCTTGCTTCATCAATTCCATTTCAATAACAGGCGGTATGCTTGCATAATGCGCCCATTCTTCCTTAACGCCTTTCTTCCATGCGTCAGGGTTATCTCTCTTTGCTTTAATCGCTGCAAAGAAAGCATCTAAATTCTGTGTTGACGTTAATCGTACATCTTCCGTTACAGGGTCATAATCAAACGTCTGTGTTACACCTGTATTCGGGTCATAATCAAATAAGACACCCATTTGTTTATCCTTTAAATAGAAAGAGGGGATTGCTCCCCTCTATTCTACTCTACCTTACTACCTGCTATTAAGCACCAGTATTTTGTACTTTAGCGTGTGCATCTGGGTTTTGAACAACAAGAGCGTACTCAGTTGTCAATAGCCATTTGCTTGAGTCACCAGTCTTAGCAAGTTCTACTTTCTCCATTGGACGCAATGAAGCAAGACCTACATAACCTGGGTCGATACACAATACAGCTTGGTCACGCATGAAGCGGTCAAGTTTAACTGTGTGGTTACCAAAGTCAGATACGTACACATCAGCAGCACCAGTAATAGTAGCTTGTGTTGTACCTTGTACGTTGTTGAACTTAGTAGCGATACCAGCAAAGCCAGAGAAACGTGCTTTGTTAGTTGCAGACATCAAGATTAATGATGGCTCGCCACCGTCTGTCCATGCCAATTGCAATGCAGATTTCAAGTCAGCTTCTACGAATGTTACTGATGTACCATCTGTAGGAGCAGCTACTGTGCCACCTGAGAAGCCAGGTGTTGTACCTGATGTAGAACCAGTTGCTAGAACACGGTTTACAATCCATGACTCAATACCAGCAGTTGAACGTGCTGTAGCAGCGCCACCAGCAGAAGATGCTTGGTTACGTACAATTGCGTATTCCATGTCACGTTTAAGTTCTTTACCAGCTTTCATAAGTTGGTAAGCAACTTCAGACTTACGACCATACTTACGTACTACGTCATAAGTGTTAGAAATTTGAACTGTTTTGCTTGAGATTTGAGTATAGTTACCTAATACTGTTG